GACTTTGCGGCTATTGTGAAGCCAGAGTTCTTCGGAGAGTTTATGCAGGCAATTTCGAACGTCGTGTTCTTTCCCCCATTGGCTTCATTGGATAATTCAGCGTGTGGTATTAAGGGAACGCCCTTGACAGCGAAGATGTTTATATTGACGACGAATAATCCATGTCCAAAACCATCGGACATGCCTCATGCGCAGGAAGCTATAGGTAGAAGAAAACACATGCATGTTGAGACGCGACATTGGGATGATGATAGAGAACCAGGACGAAATGCAGAAACAGCACGACAATTCAGATTGGTACAGCGGGATCATATGGTGCCGGTTGAAGGACCAGAGGGACAGTGGATGGATTTTAAGGCATTGTGTAAACTCGTTGCAACGAGGTATGAAGCACATAGGAAGATTGAGCAGAAGCTTCTGAAAGGTTTAGATGCAGTGGGAACGGAGTTTCATGGTATTGGTGAAGAACCAGGTGTGGTACATCAAGGACGATATGATCATAGTCCAGCGACAGCAGAAGTTTATCAGGGACCTGAGTTCTTACCGCCTCGTAATCCAGAAGATGTGGAACCGTGGATGGCAGCAGCAGATTGGGATTTACATGACCATGCGGGAGCCCATCCTCCACATTGGAAGATAGGTGATGAGGAAGATAGCATCCCAAGTCTGGACACGTTGAGTTTTGCTTCAGGAAGTGAGTTTGCACAAGGTTTGATGATGCAGCCAGCATTACCGCCGGTTAATTTGAAGACACCAGGATGGAAAACAGCCATATCAGTGGGTGCAACAATAACATCTATTGTTGGCATTTATGCAGCGTATAAGGCGTATCGATGGTACACCAAGGAGGTTGAAGGCACAAATCCAGTTGAGGAGCAGGGTAGGTATTCTGAACCTGCTCAGGTCAGAAAGGTTGTAGTGAATCGAGGACGAATAGCAGCACAAGGGGCTTCGGAGATTTCATCATGGGGACAATGCGTGCAAGGTGTTAGAGTTTCAGCAGGAGGGAAATCAATGGCGATGAACTGCATTCATGTAGGGAGGACGCTATTGGTGCCTTTGCACCTTGTGTACGCAATTGGGGCCCCTGATAAGTTTCTTGTGGAGTTTATGCGTTGGCCTAGGGGTGGTGGTGAGATGAAGAAGTACACGTTTGAGGCGAAGATGGATGATTTGTTTAATATACGAATTGATGATCAGACGTGGGACTTGACTTCTATACCGCTACTTGCAAAGGAGGCGCCAACAGGACCTTCTTTAGCGAAGGCTATTGCAGAGGCAGAGACACCAGCGAGATCGCTTGTTACACTTGTGAACAGGGATCTCAGGACAGGACAATTATCAGAACGGACGGCACCAGCGGAGAGAGATGCGATTAAAGGACAGTATAGTTCATCGGAGCTTACGATTTTGACGAACAACCAGTGGGTCTATGATATCCCAACAGCAGCAGGAGATTGTGGTGGGATGCTTATTGGGCACTATGGAGGTTCGTCGAAAGTTCTTGGATTGCATATTGCTTCACAACATGGTATTCGAGGGATTGCGTGCGCGATTGACAAAGGGTTGTATAAGGACCTTGTACAGGGAGAAATTCCTGGTACGGATGTACAGCCTCAGGGGATTGTTGATGAGCTCGAAGATTGTCATCTCTACACGATCGATGCGCATAGTAGTCAGCATAGAATTCGGCAGAATCCAAAGACTCATATCATTCCGTCGTTATTGCATGATCTTTATGGACCGGTTACTCAAGAGCCTGCGTGTCTATCTCCAAATGACACGAGGATGCGTCCTGAGCTACGCGGCCATAGCATACTTTTGCGTCAGGTTGCCAAGTACGGTAATCCTGCCACAAATTATGATGAACGACATCTTGCTAGAGCGATGACATGTGTGCGACGAATGATTATGGGTAAAGGACTTGTGAAACCGGAAATTTTGTCCGTTGATGCAGCGATTAACGGAGACCCTATGCGAGGGTACAAGTCTATGGATATGGGAACTTCACCGGGCTATCCTTACGAAACAATGGGAAAGAAGACAGACTTTTTCACAGGAGGACCAGGCGAATATCGACCAGGAGAGTTCCTTTCGACAAAGATGGCAGAGCGTTTGACAGCAGCAATTGTTGGAAATCGAGTGGAATCTTATTGGGCCGATATACAGAAGGACGAGCGACGACCGCTAGAGAAAATCTGGGAAGGAAAAACCCGGATGATAACAAAAGTCCCACTGGACTTTCTTATCTTGACGCGACAATATTTCCTAGCGTTTGTTGAGGCAATGCAGAGAGCCGACAATCCTATATTGGTCGGCATGGACGTCTCATCGTTGGATTGGCATCGTTTTGTGATGCGCTTGAAGAAGCATTCGTGCTTTTTGGATGGTGATATCTCAAATAATGATGGCCAGACGCCAGCGATACTCATGTATAAGGTGTGTGAACTCATGAATGAGTGGTATGACGATGATCCACGATCAAAAATGGTGCGTCTAACACTATTCGATGAGATTGTGAACACGGTTGAAATTGCGGGGAACTGCGTCTATTTGAAAGGCGCGGGTAATCCGTCAGGACAGCCGTTGACAACGGTTTCAAATTCGATCGCGAATTTGATACAGATGGCATATACCTTCTACGAACTAGCAGCGAAATCGAGTGACCCAGAGGCATTGTTTTATGAGTATGATCAAGAGTCAACCATAGCACTTTATGGTGACGACAATGTTTCGAGCGTGTCAGAACGGGCGAGTAGATTTTTCGATCCACGTGGTATTGCAGAATCATTTGATCGATGCGGACGAAAATATACCTCAGCAAGAAAAGATGGAATACTCAGGTGGAGCACTTTAGATCAAATTTCGTTTCTTAAAAGACGAATTGCAGTCGAAAGGATGGGGCCACTCGGAACCTTCTATGTATCGCTTCTCGATGAAAACGTCATTCGTGACATGGTTTGTTGGGTTCGGAACAGAGAGGATCCAGTGGCAGCATTGGTCGACAATGTGAATAGTGCTTTAGTTGAGTGGTCTCACTATGGAAAGCAGCGGTTTGAGGAAGAGCGAGCGTTGATTGTAACGCATTTTGATCCCGTAGGATATTATATTTATACATGGGATCATTGTTTTAGTCAATTGATGCAAGCTTATACAGGAGCCGCAGCAATCCAGGGTTGGGATGAATGTCCAGCTATCATTGCGCAGGGAGGAGAGGTAACGACGCAGAACGTGACATCTTCAGGCGAGGGAGTTGAACCACCCATCGACATTGTCAGTAGACCAACTATGGCATTGCCGGATGTTCGGTGGTCATTGCAGGAAGCAGTAGGTCGAATGACATATAATTCGACGTGGCAGATGACGACTTCACAAGCAGCGGGAACGGGCATAGCGCAGATTGCAGTGTATGCGGATACTCCTACTGGTACTCTTCCAAATGCAGTAAACTCGACTTTGATGGGTTTTCCCTTTTCGAATTTCCTCTATGCTAGAGGAGATTGCAAAGTTCGGGTTGATGTAACCGGAAGTAAGTATCATGTGGGTACGCTTTTGGCGGGTTTTTCATTTTTACCAGTGGCTACACCGTCAAATTGTGATGCCCTTACAGGATCAGCACATGCGTTGATCGACGTGTCGGGAGTCTCGTCGACCATTATAGAACAACCGTTCTGGAGCCCGTTTCATGCGACGAATACGGACTCGCCGTGGGTGTACTTTTCGCTTTATGCGTATCAGCAACTTACCGCGGCAATAGGCGCCGATAACACGATATCCATATCGGTGTCCTTTGCATTCCCAGGATGTCAATTCTTCTTGCCTCGTGTTGTACCGTTGACGAATCCAATTCCAGGTTTCTCGACCCGAAAAGAGGGTGGCATAAAACCAATGTTTCACCCCCGAACCACAGCGACCGAAAGGTGGCTATCCGAACAAGGTATTAGACCGCAGGGTAACTCAGCTTCACAGATGAGTAGCAATACGGTTAATAACTACGGAAATGGTACGGTGGAGAATACCGCAACGGGAGATTCACAAGATGCGAAGAATAGTGTCGACCCAACACTCAGTGCTGCGGTTGGTATCGATGGGTCGACACCAACAGCTTCTACAACTGCAGCAATTCACGACGGAGGAACGCCAACAGACAAGATTGTCTCACAAGACAAAAATGCCCTTCCACCGCGAAAACGAGAGGCTCTAGGTTTAGCAAATGTTGCCAGTGCTAGATCTACGAGGTTGGCAAATAATATGGGCGGGCAGGCAGCAACGGGAACCGCCTATACAGGAACGAACGCCAGACCAGCTACGGGAAACATGGACCTGGAAGGACGAAATTGGGATCCGCCGTACTTGATTCCACAGATCCATCCGAATATTGCAAACTCTTGTAATACGGAATCAGTTTATCAGTTACGACGATACCCAGGATCAGAAGCATTTACAGCTAATGCTGACTTCCAGGCCCCTGTTGACGAGATGCGTGTTGACTACTTGGTACGACGACCGGGTTGGTTTGCAACGTATAATATAACATCGTCAGAAATGACAAATGCATATATCGCAGCGTTTCAAGTCACTCCTGGGATACCGTTCTTGGTAGGTCAAATGGGGTACGTGGCACCACTCTCGAAGTTCAACTACACGAGAGGTGGTGGCGGAGGCGTTATACCATGGTGCACATTGTTATCAATGTACTCGACGTACTGGAAAGGGGACCTTGAATTTACTTTTAGGTTCACAGCGAGCGCCTTTACAACAGGACGCATCGTAATTTCCTATTCACCGATGTACAATGGTCTTGTCTTTGCGGACATAGGTCCGTTGGCAGCGACGAACCTGGTGCAAGCTGCGAACACGTACTCAGTTGTTTATGATCTCGCAGATCAATCAAAGCGAATCACAATTCGAGTGCCATGGTTGCAGCCACACCAGTGTGCGAAAACTGTCATTGGTCCAAATGCCCGCGAAGCAGACTATGCCACTATGGGATTGCCCTTCGCGAATGGATTCATATCTGTGATTGTGCAGGATCCGATTACTACCAACACCGGAGCACCAACGACCATCAACATGGATTGTTACATTGCAGGTGGCCCAAATTTTCAACTTGCCGGGCCTTGTGGACAAATGGCTTTTAGCCAATATGACGATATTACGGTGTTGAACAATCCGTGGGCTTTTCCAGCTACATTGGAGCTTGCCACATTGGCACCTCCAACAACCACGGTTGCACCATCATCAAAATATCCGACGTATATCCACACGGACATCGTGCCGCAAGGTAACGATGAGATTTCGACAGGGGCGGAGTCAACGAACACATCAGCCTGGTCATCAGAGGCTATTGTCATTGGACCAGCCCAGCATGAGTCACAAATTGCAGCCATTTCAGGTGAGCGTTTCGCTTCATTGCGAGATTTGCTCAAATGTCGAGTTTGGAACAGCGTGGCAGATTATGGGTTTTTCGATGGGCTTCGGCTTTATTGTAATAACCTACCTTTTTTCATGTTGCGATCCATTCCTTGGCCTGTTTTGTCTGCGTATGCGGGAATCAGAGGGTCAGTTCGATTGACGATCACTATTGACTACGCCTATGCGACATCGGAAACAACACCATCAGCGATTGGCTGGGCATGGTTGCCGAACCTGTATGACTTCGTTCCGTTGAATACGACAACCGGACGTTACAATATGTCCGATATTTATTTCGGTACACTGTTGCAAATGGCAATGGGGACCGATAATATCATCGGAGGAGGCACGCAGTATAGCGGAAGTACCAACGTGATGGGAGGGTTGTTGACAGATAAATCCCCTAGCGTTACTATCGAAGTACCGTACCAGTACATTACCCGTGTGTTTAACACCTGGGAAATGAAAGCAACATCAAATGCTAGTACTGCTTACGCGCCGCAACCAGAGTTTGAGAACCCTTGGGGTTGGTTGATCTTTGGATTCATTCCAGCGAATGTGCGGCTGCGTGTTGCAGTTGGTTTCGGTGACGATATGCGCTTGGGGCGACTCTATCGCAATCCAGTGTTGATCGTTGAGACCGCCGCAATTGGCAATCCACAATGGGCAGATGTGTAATTCTCCCCCCTTACTAATTCAGGGACACGTTAATTAGGGACACAAGTAAGTAAGCATGAATGTTTAGTGAATGTTTAGTTGTTTGTTATATTGAATAGAGGTTTGGCAAAACCGTACTTTTACCCATCATCGGTGTTTCATCCGAATGCTCTGGGCCGGGAGGCCTCCCTTTATTCTCTCAGATAAGACCGGAGTATTAAGTCTTCTTTGTCCTGTTTACTCAGGGCAAACGCTCCACACTATTATAG